ATGGCATCTGCTCTTGCCATAAATGAAGCATTAAAAGAATTTCTAAGAGTGTTAACACCAGAATCTACTAAGTCTAATTCAGATTTTTTTAAGCCAAGTAACTCTTTCTGTTGTTGAATTTGTTGTTTCTTTTGCTCAAATGATTCATCAGCTTCTTTTATTCCAAGAAGTAACTCAGTAGCTCTTTTAGAATCTATTATTACATTACCCTCACTATCCATTACTGTTCCCTGTAATGCAGCATGAGCAATAGCTCTATATGTACTAGGATTATTTTTAGAGCCATCCATTAAGAGATTAGCGAATGTTTCATCATTACTCTTTGGTTGAACAGATACATTACCATTAGGAGAAGTTACTTTCTTAAAATAGATTGAAGCATCTGCATCTTCTACTTTCCATTCATCTCCTACAAATATCTTAGAAAGCTGAGACTCAGCATGAGATACTAAATCTTTATCTACAGCTCCAGCAGCTATCATTTCTTTTCTAAGATTAGCTCTAACAGCATTCTTTAACTTATACGCATTCTCTTGATTCCAATTACCAGCAGCTATAAGTTGATCTCTAAAGCCAGTATATTCTTCTTCATTATTAAGAATAATTTCTTGCGCTGATCTATTAGCTTCAAACTTCCTTTGGTCTTCTTTCCTTTTAGCAATAGCTGCCTGAGTTCCACCAAATGTCTGAGCAATAGTAGAGAATGTATTAGAAAGATCAATAGGCTGTCTTCTAGCTAATTGTCGCTGAGGTTCAGCTACTTGAAGTTGATCTTGACCTACAGTTATATTAGCCATTAGTTGTACCTTGATTATTTGTAGTATCTTCTGGTAATAGACTTCCAAGAAGTCCTGCTGTTTCTACTCCAGCAGTAAATACATTACTTATCAACCCACCTACAGCAGCTCTTTCTACATCAGCTACTTCTACTCCAAGCTGATTAATATTGAATGCAGTAGCCTCTTGAAGATCAGCTAGACCAGAAGTAAGATCAGCTCCAATACCTGCTACTCTTCCAGATAATGTAGAGGAAGTAATACCACCTGCTGCACCTTGAGCTATTACATTAGCCTTAGCAATTCTAGCAGTTCTTTTAGCCTCTAATGTAGCTAATCTTTGTTGCCTTTGTAACTCTTGTTTCTGTAGATCAGCTTGTTCTTTAGCTATGTTTACTTTCTGTATATTAGAGTATATAGCAGCTCCTGCTGTAGCAATATTAGCTACGCTAGTGGCAACATCTACAAACTTTTCTAAACTTCCTATATCAAGTATATCACTAAGAAAGGATGCCATAATTAGATCCTTGGTTTAGTATTAATCATTATCTGCCATCCATAAAGTTTAAAATCTTTATCCCCATCAGATTCAAAGTGTACTTTAAAAGAACTTCCACTACCTCTTAGCTTCAATAGAGAGGATACTATTTCATCACCAGGATCAGCACCATCATATCTTGAAGTAATATATTTATATGGTATATAAGCATCTCTAAGAGTGCCATAACTTTTAGAGTTACTATTTATAGCCCAATTGTAATCTACTCTATACTTACATCCACCTGGAGTTATATCTTCCCCATTAGCATCAAGTACTCCTGACTCTATTCTCTTAAATAATGGAATAAGATATCCTGTAAATTTCCTATGAGCTACATCATTAAAGATTTGATATGAGCCAGTAATGTAAGATGAGTTACTTTCCTCATCAGTAGAAGACATTTCAAAATCAACTAGACCACTAGAAGTTAATTCACCTATACCTATACTCCAAGTATTACTATTCTTCTTCATAAATAGAAGATTCAGCACTTTAGAACTATTGGTTATTGTTTTATCCTGTATCGTAACAGTATCACCAGCAGAATCTACTACTGTTGCCCCAGAAGAATCTACTACACTTGCTGTATCAATTCTACCACCTGATAGTATTGCAGCATACCCTATAGAAACTTTAGATCCATCAGTATCAGCACTAAGACTATATTTAGACCAAGCAGCAAGTCTAACATCAAATACTAAAACATCTCTAAGCATCGAGTGATGATTATCATATCTTCTTGTTACTTGCCAATCATATGTACTAAAGTTAGTGAAGAAGAACACTTTCTTTAGGTTTGGCTCATATACTGCTACACCAGACTCTTTATTATATAGTGTTATACTATTATATAAAGATAACGCTTTACTTCCTATTGGTGAAACTTCAGGTGTTTCAAGGCTTGTTCCTTGAAGAATAGTATAAATATCGTTATTACCAAAGAATACTATCTGTTGCTCTACATAACACCAAGTGGTAGTACCAGCTATGCCAACATCAGATATTTTATTTATTGAGTAGTTAAGAGGATTAAATCCATTAGGACCACCAATATACCAGATACCATTATTTGCTAATACAACTATACCATTACCTAGATTGGCAAGTGCAATAATCTTTTCTGCTTCTGTGATTGTTATAGTACCCCCGTCAGTTGCTACTATAGCATTATCAGTAGAAGAGTAAGGATCAGCCTCTTGGTACATCTTTACATATTCATCTCCATTAACTATTATCTGAGAGAAGAATACTGTATTAGGATATCCAGAACACCCTGATAACCATACTCTTGAGTTAGATAGTGTACCTGTGAGCCATCCTGTATTATCAGACAACACATTAGTTATAGGTGCAGTAGTACCATTATCCACTCTTTGTTGCACATCACCTTCAGTAAGTGTAAAATTATCTGTGCCAGGAAGATATTCAATATAACCAAAATGATGAAATCTATTTACTACATATGATCTCTGCCCATTGTTTAGAAAAGATGTATGATACATTGCTTGTCTTGAATCATATGAGCTAGAATCTAATGTCTTCTTTGGCACATCTAAATTCTTTAACAGTGAGGGTGAAGAGTAATCATATATGTATAATTTATTTCCAACATGAATAATTAGGTGCTTAAATAATTTATTACTGCTATCTATAGGATTAAATTCTTGCATACTCGGTACTTCAGCAAGAAAGTTAGATCCATATATACTAGAGTAGTCTGTTATAGCAGAATTCCTATATAAATTACCAGCCTCAGATTCACCAAGAAAATCAAAGGATCTCCTTCTTTGTATACTTCCATCTATATTGATATCAATATTTACAGCATCAATAGCATCTGTAGGAGGAATATTTAAAGGTGAAGCCTCAGTATTAATCCCGCCCTTTAAATTAAAATATGTTGCTCCACGAAACATTGGCATAATTTAAGCCCACTTCCTACCGTAATTTACTTTATCTCTTGGATCTGTTTCTCTATTAACTCTTCTGGCCCATCTTTGCATTTGAACCATATCACGTTTGAATCTATTCCTATAGATATTAAATCCAGTACCATCACCTTTTAGTGTATAGAATGCATCAGCTAGAGCTCCATAATAGAGAGTTTTATGGAATCTCTCTGGTAAATCAGGGTAATCATCATCTGCTGTCATTTGTGATGGCATCCTATAGGCATCAGCATAACTTAAAGAAGCAGCTAATGTCCCATCATATCTATCAAAGATTATATTAGTATCATCATAGGAAGACCAATAAACAGGATCTTGATCATTGTATGCACCATTGCTATCTATGTTAGATTCTGTAGTATCCCTGGATGCAAGGAGTTCAAACATTTCTTTTGGTGTAATAAACTCTACTGATTTTGAATTATACCAAATATCAGATATAGTCATTATACCATCAGGTATCTTCATTATATGTGCAGTAGAAGTTACTTCAAGATTAGTAAATTCTCTAAGATGAGGCCAAGGTTTCTCTGCATTAATCTCATCATAAGCCTTATCTACCATAGCTTCTACTTGATCTGATTCTGGAGTTTCACTTAATTCAGAAACATTATCTATATCAAGAGTAGATAAGATATCTTGAACTATCTGTAATTTAGTAAGTCTCATATTAAGCTCTATTCAATAAATGTATTGAAAGAATACCACTCTCTACATCACAATTAGCTGTTCCAGTAAGATTCTTGATAGCCATCTGAACAGTATCATTAGCGGCTAGTGTTACAATTCCTTGGATAGATATATGCTGAGTAGCACCAATATCTACAGTAGAATTACCTACAGCAGCATTAGCAGGTACAGAACCATTAATAGCTACTGTAATACCCCAAGATGATGCAGCAGTAAGACCAGTAAAACTAAGAGTCATTACAATAGCATAATCTCCAGCAGTACTTACAACTAATCTTTCATTATTACTATCATCTGCGAAGGTTACACCAGTACCTGTCTGTCCTTCAACCCATAATGCAGTAGGAGTTACAAGATTAGCTCCAGTAAGGAGATAATAAGTATTAGCAGCTACTATATTAAAGGGAGTCCCAACTTCTACAAATCTAGTTGCACCATAGCACAGGCAATTTTGATAACCCCAAGAGCCACTACCAGCACCATCAGCTACATATACAGTATTAGCAGTAGCTATGCTTACTCCCTTTGGTTCATGTAAATCAGCACCAGTTAATGTGCTATGTGGTGTAGTCATTACTTAGACTCCTTATACCTTTCTTTAGATTTTTCTCTTGCTACTTTTGATCTTTGGATATATCCCCTTTCAGCTTCTTCTGCTTTTACAAAGGATACATGTACTCCATCAAGCCAAGCTTTCTTACCTGTCCTGATTTTCCATCCTTTATCTGTTGCTACTATTTCTGTTTCCATAATAAACCTAAAGGGGCAGGGCTAACCATACCCCTATTTAATTAAAGATTATGCAAGTTCAAAAACTAATTGAACAACAAGATCCCCACTACCAGTCCCACCAGTATGTGAGATAGCAAGACAATCTTTATCATCTACGGCAAGATTAGCAGTAGTTGTAGAAAGAGTTGCAGAAGCAGCAGTAAATGCAGTCAATACAGGATCAGCATCATATACTGTAGTAGCAAGCATTGCAGCATCACTATTAGACTTATTTGTGCAGGTAATAGTATAAGTCTTAGTCCCGTCAGAAGTTACTGTACCCTGGACATTAAACTCTTTCAGAACACCATTTGAAGGAGCCATAACATATTTAATAGCCTCAGAGGTATTTGCAGGAAACCATACCTCTACAATAGATGTAGCTCCATAACCATAGCTACGATCATTTACCGCAGGTCGAGTTGAATTAACAGCATAAACAGTCATTATATAATCTCCTTATTTAATTACGCAGTAAGAACAGTTACCAGAGCCTCAGCACGATAAAGGCCAAGACCATAGCGCATAGTAGCTGAATACTCATCACGTTTCTTGGTTACGTTCCTGAAGAACTCTATATTAGGCATCTGACGAATTGCGCCTTTAAATGCCTCTTCACCAATAAACAAGTTAGCTTTAAGAACTCCACCAGTCTCATAGTCAAGAGCGGTAGCTTCATCAAGCATATTAGACTCGTAGAAATCAAAGCCAAGATAACGACCAATATATTTGGTAGTACCGAAACCTTCTTTAAAATTGGTGTTAGGTCCATAGACATCCTGCCTGATAACATTATCAAGCTGTACGAGCTGATAAGATACAGTAGGATCTACGATAGCCATACGACCAGCTTTAGATACATTAGCTTTATCCAATGCAAGTTTTGCCTTAGCTACATCAGCAAGGGCAATAACATTAGAAGTACCTGTACCAACATAACGATGAGCTACACCTGCAATGGTATTAGCATCATTATTAGTCTGTTCTTTATGAAGCAAGAAGATATCATTCTCAAGACGTTCCATCATTCCTCGTACAACATGCCAAGGAAACTTAGCTTGAATCTCAGAAAGATAAAAAGTATCTTGCTTGAGTTTATCAGTGATAGCTACACCATTACCATAATATTTATCAATGGTAAGAGTAAATTCACCAGTGGTTACATCATCAAAGATAATGTCCTGGTTCTCTGCATAGCTACGAGTAGCAAGAGTACCAAAAGTAGGGATATGAATTTCATCTCCATCTGGAAAATCCATAATCCAGTCTACAATACTCTGTCCGTAAAGTTCCTGCTCCAGAGTTTCCCTAATTTCTTTTGACCAAAGATCATCTCGAATAAGATATGCCTGACTTGTAGTAGTAGAAGCCATGTTTTAATTCTCCATAATATTAAAGTTCATTATACATTCTATCTCTAAACTCTTTGCTATGATAAAGTTTAGGATTTTCTTTTCTTATTTTATTTACAACATCCCAAGTAAGTTTATTCTTACCTATTGTTACAGCCTCACTATTTTTTTCAGAAGAACTTGTATCCATAAAAGATACATTGCTCTCCTGTGATACACTTGACTTTAGGAGCAGTTCCAAACCAGATGGGTCATACATTGCCATCTGATCAACAAGTGTTTTCTTAGCAGAATCACCATTAATATATTTAGCTACTACTTCTTTAGCCTTTGCAGCAGAGCCAAATACTTCTTCTGAAGAAAGTCTTGCCCAAAGATTATCAGCCTTTTGTTTAGCTGTTGAGAGTTGTTCCTTCTCTTCCAAGAATCTTTGTACATCCTCAAGGGTAATTCCTTTTGGTTGATCTTCCTTCTTTGGTTCTTCTACTTTTGTAGGTGCAGGAGTTGGTTGTCTCAGCAACTCTACAATCTCATCAACAGTTCTAGTCTTTGTGGTCTGTTCTTGGTACTGTTGTTCTAATTGCTGTTTCTCACCTTTAAGAGTCTCAATAAAGTTATCTGCATGTTCTGCTTTCTTAGCCAGTGCTTCGAACCCTTCTTCTAAACTCTTATACTTTTTCCCCTCACCTATTAGTTCTTCCAAATACTTTCTTTCTGTCTGTTCTACTTTAGTCTCAGTAGTAACATCAGGAGTTGTCGCTCCATCAGAAAAACCTTCACTCATTTCTTTTGCTCCTCACTAAATACTTTTCTTATTGATTCTAGATTATACCTACCTCCGTCTTGGTAGGCTCTACGTAAAGCCCAACTTGAATCTGTCAATTCATTTGGTGGGCTTGGTTTAGATAGACTTTCTATTTTACTATCTAAAATTTTTAATATACATTGTTGTAGAAGTTCATTCCTATAAAGCAACCTAAAGAACTCTGTAGCTACTTCTTCAGTAAGGATCCCTTCTACTGCTTTCTTATTCAATTGTTAAGCCTCTTCTTCCAGTTCCTATTATATTTGATCTACGTCTTGACAATCCTATATTATAGTAAGAACTTTCTTGGTAATTATTTGATATATCTTCAATAAGAGATTCTACACCTTCCTCTTTAATTCCTTCTGTTATCTTACTAATTATATTTACTGCTGTAGTACCATTATCGCTAGCTAGTTTTTCTATAAGGCTATCTATATCACTATCAGAAAGATTATTATCTTCAGCTTTTATAAGTTCAGCAGCTACCAATTCCCCTAATTTACTACCAACATACTTACCAACTAGATAACCTATTACTGGACCATAACCACCAAATGTAGTACCTACTGCTAAGCCTAGCTTACCACCAAGAAAACTAACACCATATTCAATAGCTGTAGAAACTAACCCATCTACAAGATTCTTAAATCCATAAGCATAGTTTCCTGTAATGAATCCATCATATGCTTTGTCATATGAATCATCACCTTTACCATAGTCACCTTCAAATCCAGGAGCACCTACACTTTGTTGCCCACCATATGAGCCAGGATTACCTATGCCTAGATCACCGAATCCACCATAGCCTGTAGCACTAGAAGAATCTAGTGAAGCACTAGAAGAATCTGGAGCATCTCCAGAAGTATCAGTTCCTTCAGTATCATCAGCCATTACTCTTCTTGTACCTCTTGATCTCCAGGTTCACCACCTTGCTGTAGCATCTGTTGCATTTGCATTACTACAGCTTGGGTAGTAGCTTGTTCTCTTACTCCAATATTCTCTTCAATAACATTATACTTCTGCCAACCAAGTTCTTCCTCAAGCATATTACCTGCATTAACACCAGAGAAATGTGGAGCAATAGCAGGATTCTGAGCTATAAGAAGCATGTTCTGAAGTTCTTGTATACGTTTATTTCTAGCAGCAAAATGTTTAGCACCTACTGGCCTAAATACTCCATCAGCTACAACATCTTCTTTGGAAATACTCTTAAGTTCTACTGCTCCAGTTACATCATTGAATACCCTTACTACATCATTAGCATCAAAATTTCTCATAAGAAGCTCAAAGAATAATCCAAGTATCCTTTGCATTCCTTCATCTTCAAGATAATTAAGTTTATCTTGAAACTTTCTATCAGCTCCTTGCTGTAATACATTTACTTCAAATGCTGTCTTTTCTCCTGGAGTTCTAAACCCTGCCATCTCTCTAGGGCTTCCTGCAGCTTCTTCCATCAAAGCCCTATAGATAGCAATCTCATTATTCGTATTAAGAACAGAAGTGTCAGGTCTAATAAAGTCTACATCACCATCATTTACATAAACTTTTTGGCCTGGGCCATATTCAAAATCATCTACATCATCTCCAGTAACTTTAATCATAGGATGCATAATAAGATCCCAAGCATCAGCCTTAGCATTTTCAAGATGATCTATTCTGTATTGCATTCCTACAATATTATCTAATGGGCCTTGACCATAAAGATTATCTGGTAATGTTCTCCAGGCTACGTGAACAAAAGGTTTTCTTCCACTCCAAGAAGGATTATCTCCAATACGTAAAGTAAAATTTCTATCAGCTACGGTAATAACTTTATTCTTATGGAGAGTACCAGTTTCAGGATCATAAATATCTCCCCAATACTCAAGTAACTCTACATAGTTTGAAGCAAAGTATTCATTAATATCTTGGAAACCATCTATGGTAGTTCCATTGTCAATATACTGTTGAATAAAATCTTTATCATCAGTTACTGATCGAATCTGTTTTACTTTATTTACTGCCTCTTCATCATACTTTGGACCATCAGATTTTTCATTATGCTCAATAACATCTGGAATAGGAACCATCCTTCTAATTACAAAAGGTGATTCATCAAAACTTCTAGCATGAATGTCAATAAGGCAGTTGATTGGACTGATACGTCTAAGTCTCGGACCACGATATACTGTAATCTCTTCTCCAGTAATATTGCTCTTAGCTTTCTCATGAACAAACTCTACCCCAGCAAACATGTTACCATAAAGAATCCAGTCCCAAAGAAGTTTACCCATCTCCTTTCTAAAGCCACTAGCTTTAATCTTAGTGGACATGTATTCCTGTATCGTAAGAGCTTTAACTATATCTTCTGGCCTATAACCTTCAAACTTAAACCAATCATCTGTAGGCATAATAGCGGCCATATAATAAGCTGCCAAGTTGTCTGCTATCTGTGTAAGCATTGCAGTATAAGCAGTTGTAGGAGCAGTTACATACCTTCTGGTATCTGTAACTCTCTCTAACCAAGCCTGTCTTTCATTATTTTTGGATACCCAAAATTGTACTACTGAACTTGCTATACTATCAATTGGGCTTTCTATTGCACTTGACATATTATATTATACCGCCAAATCTAGGATGAGATTTAAGATTTGTTACTCTTCCTCTTCCTTTACTACTAGAAGGTTTCTTTACTATCTCCATTACAGAAGCTAATGCATCACTAACATCATCATGTGGAGGTTTAGTTGAGGTAAGTTCTTGTTCAAGTATTTCACAAAGACCACCTCTAAAATGAAGTATAACTCCTGCTTCATATCGAGGTTCAAGTATAGACATAATCCTTACTTGTTTCTCTCTTAACGATGGCTGTTTATCTATTGTATAATAAACTCCAGCTTGTTTATTATATTCTTTAATCTGTTCTACAACTAGATTCTGTTGAGCATTAGTCTCAGCTTTAAGTTTTATCCAAGACCATTTATCATACAGCCTTGATAATTCTTCAGCCATCTTTGATATCTTCTCTGTTTTAAATCTTGACAAATCTAAAACATAAATTATTCCATTCTTATCTATTCCTACTACTGCTATAGCTGTATAGTCTGCCCTATGAGTTATAGTAGCTGCAAAGTCTATAGCTGCATAAATGTTTAGCCTATCACCATTAAAATACCAGAATCCATTCTTATTAACTAACTTCTCTTTATCATAGTAGTTAAAATTGGTTACTCTTTTATTTCCAGGATCAGAAGGGTCATTATAATACTGAGAGAAGAATTTAGCTTTATCCAGGTAATCTGCTTTCTTTTTGGATAACTCGGTAAAATTAAAACCAAACCATTTACCATCTTTTCTTTTAGAGCGAGGCCAAAGAAACTGACCATCTACTTCTACTACTTCTTGGGTAACTTCATAAGAACTAACTTCTTCTATTACATTTCCTTCATCATCGTAGATTTCAGATTTCATATTGATCATCTTATCATAAAGATCATCAGGATGATATCTTGTACCTACTGCATCTATTGTCCCTCCAGCATTAAGGATAGAACTAAGAAAAGAGTATCTACTATTTATTTCATCTCTAGCAGTTTTAGTTTCAGAATTATCTGCTGTAACTAAATCGTCCAAATAAAGATGGTCTGCATGAAATCCTGTAATGTTACCTGTTATACCTGCTGCTTTAAGAGTAGGATCACGAACTACTTCTTCATGTCTTTTCCAATGTCCTACATTAAATTCTGAAGTTCTCCAAAGATCTCTTCTTCCTTCTTCTTCTGGTAAAAGTTCAGGCCAATATTTCTTTACAATAGAACTATCAAGTATAGTTTTAATTAATGTAGTCTGTTTCTCTGCTAAATCCGCTGTTGCAGATAAGTAAACATTAGTTGAGTATGGTTCTTTAATAATTGTATGTGCTGCTTTATAAGCTAATAGAGTTGATTTGAGATGCCCCCTTGGCCAGATCACTAACTTCCTTTCAGTATCTTTGCTAAGAAAATTCAAAAGATCATGGTGAGCATGGCCAAGATGTAGATGTGGGGCCACAAGTGCTACGAATAAACGTAGATCACTAATAGCTAATTCTCTTACTTCTAGTTGCTCTTTAGTTAGAGAACCATTCTTATATAACTTCTTTATTGCCATTATTTACTTCTTTGAAAATTTTATAGATTGTTGGAATTATTGTGATAGCGATCCAGATCCGCTCTGTTTTATTGTTCCTGCATTGCCCTGAATCAAATTTCCACTCGCTGTCGGAGGTGTTGTTTCAGTAGGAAACAAGGCTACATAATTAATAACGACATCAGCATCAGTGCCAACATTAAATACTCCATATTCAGTATCAAGATAGCCATTATCATCTGTATCAAGTTCTATGGAAAATGAATTAGATGATAAGAATAATATAAATGAGATAATAAATATTTTATTCAGGAATTGCATAATCACCTTCTAAAAGTGTTAATGCTTGGTCAAGTTCAATAAGATATTGTCCTGCTATTTCCGTATGTACAGATTGATTCCTAGCTGCATTAAGCCATAGTATAAATTCATCTACAGTAAGTGATATCCCACAAGTATCTTCATTGGTTGGTTTATGAGTACAACGAACTAAGGCAGTTAATCCATCTTGACTTACTCTATAATTTGCTACATAATCCTTAATCTTTCTTACTATTACTTGTTCATTTTCATCAATATAAGTTCTATCTGGGAACCCAACTGGAACATTACTATTAGCTATAGCAATTGGTAAAATTATAAAATATGGATTCCCAAGAATACCAGAAAGGTCTACACCATTATTCACACAGTATTCAATTTGTGCTTGTGTAATTTGTTTAGTTTGTTCATAAGTAAAATTAAACTGAGCATCACCACTATACATTAATGCAGCAGCTTTAACAGCAATGGTAGTCATTTCATCTGTCCACTCATCACTATTTATATTCAATGTAAGCCAATCTGTCATATTATCACCAAGTTACTTGTTCTCCTCCAAAAGTTACAGTTTCACCTCCAAGCAGAATTTGCTCAGTTTCTTCACATCAAGACAGTCCATGATAAGTTAATATCTTAGTTAATGCAGGATCTACTTGAGCATCTTCATAGACACTGGCCTTATTATTCCCATAGATAATTTGATTATTGATGTTTCCATCAGTTATATCTGTGACATTCCAATCTAGTGGTGTTGCTCCATCAGTATCGTAGATAAATCTTGATCCAGTATCAGCGAGGATAATATCGTCAGCATCTCTCAGTTCACCAGTTGCTGGAAATGACCAATCATTTGCTGTGAGTTGATATGGTTGAGTTGTGAGTGTGTTGCCAGCACATGATAATCCTGTATAGGGATTTCCCGGTATGCGAATAGATCCTGATAACTCCCATCCATATTCCCAATCATGGAAGAACGAATCCTGTGTACTTCCCCAGAAAGCCCCTATATCAGACGCTGTGATTGCACCTGTGTAGGTATTACCTTCTGAGTCATATCCGTATACTGTGGTTCCTGCTGATTCTGAGAGGGGGAATATTGCTTGGTTGTTAATATTTACATTCCATATATTACCAGCATAAAAAGCTAAATAACTTCCTCTAGCTCCAATAATACTAATAATTCCATTAGTAGTTGGAATAGTTTGTGTGTCACTACTAGATGTTCCATCTGAAAATTCAACTAATAATGTGCTAGAAGTTCCTTCTCTACTAATTGTTATATCTATTTCATCACCATCTGAAACAATAACTGAAGAGATACTTGTCCCATTAAATGATAAGGCAATAGAAGATGTTGAATTAACATAACGTACTAATAATTCATCAGTTCCAGTTGAGTGCCCTAAAAGAACTTGATTAGCTCCATTTACGTTTATAGTACAACTTACCTTTACAGTAAAGTCTCCACTAATAGTGATGGTAGAATCAAGCTGAATATAATCCCCAACACCATCAAACGTAGCACAAGCACCATTCTTTGGAGTCAGTGAATATTTAGCCCTACCAGTATAGGTTGGCGTATTGCCTAAACAGTCAGTAGATAAATCAGAAAGAAGAGGAATAAGTGCTGTAATTGAATAAGTAGTTGTGTCTACTGTGTACCCTTCCAACTCCAGCGTATTACTTCCTTGATCAATTGCTTCCGTTACATGAGCATCAATATCAGCAACATTAACTGTAAGATGAATACTAGCACCAGAGCGATCAAACCATATACCTGCTGCTGCACCAGTCTTTGTGGGATGGGAATATGTAGAACCATTACTCAAGACAATGTTCCAACATGTACCAGCATCAAATGTAATAGTTCCAGCAGATACAACAGGAGTACAGGTTCCTTCAGATGATATAACCGTCTCAGTTCCTACGATACTTGCAGATGTTAGTGTCTCACCATTGAGGAACGTCCCATACTGCCGCAGTTGGTTCTCTCGATCTGAGGTGCCTATTACATCTTCTAGATTTCCACTAAGATCAACAATATTAAGGGCAAGTAATCCAGTTAAAGGAATAAGAGTAGGTTCATTCCTACGTATATATTCTTCAAGAGAACAGGCAGTAGGATCGATAGAGAATAAGAGATCAAGTAGACTATTACCAGTGCCAAGAGTTTGGAAGTGACTAAACATCATATCTTCCAATGCACCAGTGTAGCCAAATGTTCTTAGCTCAGTGAACCAAGCATCACGGGTATAATCAACCATTACGATTAACCATCTTTAAGATTCTAGCTTTCTCTTCTTTAGTCTCAGCAGCAGCTTTAGCTAGTTCTTCAGCAGCTTTCTTCTGTTCTCTCTTAGAAGGTCTTCCTGCATTATTCCTACGAGTATATCCTTCTTCAGCTACCCATTTATTAGCTTGATAGTGATCAGTCTCAGCTAGTTTATTGATTCTCTCTATAGCTTCTGATTTGAGTTTAATGTCAAGTTCTTCTTTCCAAGATTGAATGTGTGCAGCAAATCCAGGCCAATCTCTTTTAATTCTTTCCCACTCTTGCCAAGACCCTACTAGCTTAATTGCAGCCTTATATTCTGTGGGATCAGAAAGTTCAATGAAGGTATCATGGAATTGGAGGATATTATAAGTTCCATTCTCGAAAAGAGACTTAGAACTTGTTCTCCCTCTTACTCCTTGAGAATTAAAGTTATTTAGATTATGAACTTCTTTTTCTTTCTTCATTCTTTTCCAAGATATTTTTTATTTGAGTCTCTTCTTCTTTATGACTCGCACCAAAGAGGAAATCTACAATAGTATTAACTTTAGTTGACATAGCAGTAAAGACAGAGGATATTAAAGCTACTTGCCAATTCTCCATAGGAGGTAGAGATTTAGAGAACATAGCATAGATAATAAAACAAGTAAGAATAATATAGCCAGAAAGAAATACTAAAGCAAAAGACTTTTGGAGAGAAGAATCTTTCTTATACATCTCTCTTGCAGATTGCTTATCTTTAAGAAGAGATTCCTCAACATCAAATTCTAACTTTTTAAACTGAAGAGATAATTCTGACTTCTTTGTTTCCCAAAGAATTCTATCTTTATCTGTGGTAATAAATTTATCTGCTACTTCTCCTACAGATTTAATTATTTCTCCAGCAGATCCTCCTATAGCATCACTTAGCCAGCTCATACATTTGTTTCCTTAGAGAATCTATAGCACCCCATATTTCTTCTAAGTTGTTTATAGAGGCTTGTTCATGAGCTTTTATCCATTGTTCTTGGAGTGCTTGCTTTACTACTACATCATATAGTAATTTGTGGATCTTTAATGCTATAACAATAATAGTAGGTAGTCCTGTAGATACAACAAAGCACATAACGTACCATACTAGATCTTCTATTGTTGTTGGCATCAGTGATTCACCAAGAATAGCATTATATGTGCTTTCCTATATTAACTACATCTATTTCTCTTTCTAAAAGTGCACAACAGTCTTTACAATAAGTTTCCTCTTTGTACTCCATAGTATGGACATTACCAGAAGATACTTTATAGATTTCCAAAGAGCCACATACGTAACATGGAATTTCAGAAATATCGTGAGGAACTGTAAGTAAAGAAATCATTTCTTCTTTTTCTTTTTCTTCTTAGCCTTAGACATTGCTATTGCCACAGCCTGCTTCTGAGGATAGCCTTCATGTCTTAGTTTAGAAATATTAGAAGAGATCGTTTTCTGAGACTTTCCTTTCTTTAAAGGCATTGGCTCCCCATATAAATTCTAATAGTATAAACATAAATCCAAAGATATAGTATATCATAATCCCATATCTTTCATCATCTTCAATCTACGTTTTTCTCTTTCAGTTAAAGCATCAGCAGCTTTTCTAGCCATACCTGTACCAAGCATAGAAGATTTAGGTTTCTTTGGTTTCTGCATTTTCTTTTTGTCATTAGGCATAATATGTACTCCTTTGTGGTATGTTCACCATATATAATTATTTAGTACCAAGAAGAATCCAGAATATTCTACAGTGAATACTGTAGACAGAGTTATACTTAGAAGTTTATTATTATTTACCAAGAAGAAGATTTCTTATATTTGTTCTTCTTTTTTTCTTTTGTAGAAGAAGAAGATAGAAGAAATAATCTTCTTTAATTTATAATAATATTATAACATATTGTAATTGCTTTGTCAAGTAAAATCGTACATGAGCTTAAAAATAGTTACTTTTTAGTACTACAAGTAGAAATAATACTTGACATATGGTTTAATATATGTTATAGAGATTGTATTGCCAAGAAGATACTACCTTGCCCCGAGCGAAGCGAGGGTGATTTGTCAAGTAAATTATTATGGACATGCCCAATTTTCATAATTTTCATGAGAAATTCTAGAGGTGATATCTCTATTCCATCATGCCCATGCGACCCCCTTG